TTAGTAGGTATTATAACATATAAGAAACAACCTTATGAACGTTATGCAAGACCCAGAACAGCAAGAATATTTGATAGTTTAGATTATAAAAAAGCCCTTCAACAAGCAGACTTAAGTACCTTAGATGGTATTTCTAATTATATATTAAAAATTACTATAGGTAACGATGAGTACCCAGTCGTTTCTCAAGAAGAACTTGAAGCTGTAGCCAAACTATTCGACACCCCTAGTAAAAGCTTTGATGTAGTATGGAACCATACTCTTAAAGTAGAAAAGATCGTATCTCCAGAAATAGAAGCTATTTTAGGAAAAGATAAATATGCTCAAGTGAACGATGATATTACTGGCGGTTTGTCTATAACTAGAGCTTTACTAGATGGTACTGGATCTACTTCCGACGTAGCCTGGGCTATTAGAGGGATACGTGAAGATATAGAATATGCTAGAAGACAAGTCACAAGATGGATTTACTCTGAGTATAGACAGATAGCAGAAGCTATGGGTTTTGATCGTTTCCCTAAAGTAAGGTGGGATGATGGTATACTTAGGGATGATATTCTTTATAAAAATATTATATCTACCATGGTTGATAGAAGAATGCTTTCTTATGAAACTGCTCTTGAAACTTTAGGTTTTGATTACGAAAATGAACTTGCTTCTATGCAGACAGAGCTACCTTTAGTAGAACAAGGAATTTTTGGAATTATAGGAAGCCCATTCCAAAGGTCTGTACAAGAAACACAACGGGCTCCTTCTGGCACCCCATCAAACGGACGACCCAAAGGTCAGACTAATAAGAAAACTAAAGAAACCGATCCTAATAAACTTCAAGACAACAAAATAGATAAGCCTACAAATACTAGTGCATCATTTGTTGATATCGTTAAAAATATGACGGCAGAAGAAAGATCTTTTTTAATTGAAGAGATTAAAAGTATACAATAATAAACAAGGAGACTTTTAAATGAAGCATAAATTTTACATTACTGCGGAATTAAAGTCTGTAGAGGAAACAAAAGACCTAAGAAAAGAAGTCTCCTCTGTTATAGACTTACCAAAAGCTGAAGAAAGACAACCAGATTTAGCTTATTTCTCAAGTAGGTTTGTAAGTACAGGCACAAATTTAAACTATGCACATTTTTTGGCCAGTGAATTAGTTAAGGCAGGGGCCACAGTTCCAGGAAAGGCTGTTGATATCGAACATGAAGAAGAAAAAATTATTGGGCATATATACAAACATGCTTTTACAGATAAAGAAGGTAAGTATGTAGATAATAAAGAGTTAAGTAATACTAAAGATTTAGATAAGCAAGACTTACATATTGAAATAGCGAGTGTTGTATATAAAACACGTTTTCCAGAAATAGTAGAAGAGATTCAAAATGGAGATTGGAAGGTATCTATGGAAGCGTATTTCTCTGATTACGACATTTTAGTAGGGAACACTATCCTTACTAAAGATGAAGCCCAGTTGATGGGTTTTGATTTAGCAAAAGCTAATGAATTAATGGGAAAAAATGCAAAGATAGTAAAAGCAGGTAAAGTAGTCGATGAAGGTAAGATGGCCAGAGTATTAAGAGGTATTTGTTTTTCGGGAGTAGGTATAGTAAAAAATCCAGCAAACCCACCTTCTATAATTTTTGAAACAGTTGCATCCGTCGATGACACAGATGAAATAGTTCTAACATGTGATGAAGAAACCCCTATTAATGTAACCTACAGTAGTATAGATAATGATTCTGTAGGAACTTGTGTTTCCTATTACAAAGAGTTAAACGATTCTATTGTTAAAGACCAAGATTCTACCGTTATTAAAGAAAATTGGTGTTCAAAGTATGACAGTAGTTGTCCAGTATATGGAGAGGCAACAAATCCAAATTGTTTACGTTTTTATTTTGGTGATATGGTATATGTTTCTGCTTCCGAGATTTACAGTTCTTATGATATTAACAAAGCAGTACTTGCTTCAGTAGAAGAAATATATAAAACAAAAGAGTTACGAGATCTTTTAGATAGAGTAGAAAAACTTTTAGTTTAACTAAAAGAAGGTATGGTAATGGTTAAGGAGTAAAAACAGGTTAGTCATATAAGATAAATTACAGTTTGTTTTAACTAGGAGGATATATAATGGAAGATAAATTAAAAGAGCAGGTCGAGAAGATTGTTTCTGCTATCTTTGCTAGCAAAGAAGAAGACACAATGCGTCAGAAGACCCAAGATGCTCTACAAGCATCAGCAACTAAATTAGAAGAACTACAAGTACTTTTAACTGAGAAAGATCAGGCTTTAGAAGCTGCTGCTGTAGAAATTGAATTTTTAAAAGAAGAAGCCACTAAAATTTCTACTGAAAAAGAAGCTATTGCTACAGAGAAACTTGCTGAAATCGCTAGTTTAACTGAAGCAAAACAAGCTTTGGATACTGAGTTAGAGAAAGTTTCCTTAGAACTTTCTACAATGAAAAAAGAGTTACTAGCCGAAGCTCGTATGCAAGAGCTATCAGCCGAAGGCGTTGTAAGAGAAGATGCTTCTCTACAAAAAACTAAAATTATGGAAATGTCAGACGAAGATTTTACTGCCTACAAAGATGAGTTAGTATCTATTAAAGCTCAGGTTGTTGCAGCCTTAACTTCCAAGACAGAAGCTGTTGAAACAAAAGAAGAAGAAGAAGTAATCCCGGCCAATGTAGATCCAACACAGTCTTCTCAGGCTGCTTTGAATATGGAAACCGCTCCTTCTCAGACCTTAACTGAAAAGTATCAGGCCTTGGGAAAAGCTATGGCTGAAGCTATTAAAAGAAAATAATTGAGGAGGAGAAAAAATGTTTATTCCAAGACATCCTATGATTGAAAACCAATTTTGTAAATATGGTAGTACTTCTGTAACTACAGGCGCAGGCGGCGTACTTGCTTATGCTGGTTCAGTAGTTTATTTAGATAGTACAGCCGACGATTCTATTGTAAAGAAGATGGCCCACGGTGTTTCTGCCGATCCTTTTGGTTTTTGTATGCAGAAGGTTAAAGTAGGCTACCACTCTGTACATCCAGTAGGTATGGTTCTTCCCGGTGACTTAGGTTCCAGTGATGCTATTGCACAGCCTGTTTACGGCGCCACTGGCGCTATTACAGGTACTGATACGGTTCCAGTTGGTGTAGCTCATTTAGGTATTTATGACACCGTACACTATACTTGTGGTAGGGTCGCAGCTGATACTGTAGCAGTTGGTGAAACTATGGTTCCTGGCGCGTCTTTATTTGCTGCTGCCGATGAAGCCAAAGTAACCAACTCTACCGTTGCTTCCGATGGTTCTGATACCTTAGGTGAACGTTGTAGTACAGTTGTTGTAGCAAAAGTAGTTAAAGGTGTAAGTGCTGCTAAAGCTACTTCTACTATTACTAATGCTACCTTATTCCCAATTAGAATTAAGTTGCTTGTTTAATTAAGAGAATGGATTAAAGGGTGAGGTATTTAGCCTTACCCTTCCATAATTATATACATTATAATGGAGGTTCAAATGGAACTTAAAGAAATGCAAAAGTTATTTGCTAAAACCGCCGAGGTTAATACTGAGGAAGGTATGGCTGCTTATAAGGAGTTTGCTGCTGCAATTACAACTCCTATTCTACAAAAGGTTGAGTTAGAGTCTATCATGCGTCAGCTTTTCAGTGTAGAGCGTTTAGCTCCTGGTGCACAGGCTGTTTATCCAATCGCCGAAGATTTTGAGATCCCTGTATGGGTACTTCCTGGCCTTGGTTACGCTGCTCAGAACTTTATTGAAGGCGTTGGTGAGGAGGTTTATATTCCTACCTTTACCATTAATGCTTCAGCTGATTGGAAGATTACATATGCCCGCGATTCACGTATTGACATCGCTCAAAAGGCTGCTGCTCGTGTAGCCAAAGATCTTGCTAATTATGAGGAAGAGTGTGGTTGGAGAGTTATCGTTCCTGCTGCTACTTCAGCTTTCTCTGGTAAGGGCCTTTTAGGTGCTCGCCCAGCCCCTATTTATGAGATTGCTGCTGCCTCAACTGGTGCTGGTTATCTTTCCAAAGAATTAGTAAATAAGATGATGGTTGGCTTCAAGCGCACAGGTCGCACTCTTACCGACCTTTATGTAAGTCCAGAAGATGCTGCAGATATCCGCGAATGGACTGACACTGACATCGATCCTATTACTCGTAGAGAAGTATTCCAGGCGGCAGGTATGGGTAGTATCTGGAATGTATCTTTACACGAGGTACAGCACCTTGGTGCTCCTGGTATGTATAATATTAATGGTAGTACTTCTGAGTATGGTAAGTTCTTAGCCGATGCTGGTGGGGCTTATAATGCTTACTCTCTTGATAATCCTAATATTACCAATGCTGACGGTACTGTAGGTACTCTCGGCGAAACTCAGATTTATGGTTTCGATATGAATTCTAACGATTCTCTTGTTATGCCTATTCGTAAGGAATATGAGGCATACGAGGATGCTACCCTACTACGTGTCCAGAAGCAGGGATTTTTTGGATGGGCTGAAGTGGGTTTTGGATGTTTAGATAGCCGTATGTTAGGTATGGGTGTTATTGACAGAACTGTTTGATAAACTTTGTACGCCTTGTATTGCGTATAAATAACTAGATTGACTACATTACGAAATCCCTACCTTGGTAGGGATTTTTTATGTTTTTATATGACCAAATAAGTCTTGGTTTAGTTTTATGATTAAAGAATAGATAGGTTGAATTATGGCTATATATAAAGAAAGAAATTGTAAACTATGTGATAGTATTTTTATACCTACAAGTCCAAAACAAAAATATTGTATAGACTGTAAAGATTTGGCTAATAAACAAGCTCAGGCCGAAAGAGATAAAAAACGGAACAGATTAAAACATAATATAGAATACACAAAACAATGCCCAGCGTGTAATGAATTTTTTACTACCTATAACAATAATAAAAAATATTGTGGAAAAGAAGAGTGTGAACAATTTAGGTGTAAACTGAAAAATACTTTAGGGCATCCACGAAGAGATAAGGCAGCACTTTTAGAAAAAGGTAGGAAATATTACATTAACAATGCTGAAAAATGTAGATTATCTAAAGCTATCTCCTATAGAAAGGATAACCCAGAAGCTAAGAAATATATACCAAGAGGAAAATATAGAAACTCCTTTGAGGAAGTTAGCCGCTACATAGAAGATCGTGGGTATAAGCTTATATCAAAAGAATATATTAATAACCGTTCTAAAATAACTTTACAATGTCCAGAAGGACATATATATGAAACAAACTACCATAGTTTTAGAGATAACGGAGGTGTACAAGGAAATAGATGCCCTATTTGCTACCAACAAAATAACTTTGTATCAAGACCTGAACAAATAGTTAGAGATTTCATAAGAGATAATTTACCTAATATCAAAGTCGAGTATAATAATAGAACAGTCATATCACCTAAAGAACTTGACTTATACTTTCCAGATAAAAATTTAGCAATAGAAGTTTGTGGATTGTATTGGCATGGGGAGCGATCATCAGGAAAGTCTAAAGATTATCATTATAGTAAAATGATGAATTGTTATGAAAAAGGCGTAAGACTCATCACAATATTTGAAGACGAATTATATGACCATAGAGAAATAGTTTTAGCTAAGATAAGACAGGCTTTGGGAGAATCACTACAAATAATAGAGGCTAGTGAATGCAAAGCTGTAAAGATAAAATCTAAAGTAGCTAACGATTTTTATAATAAATATCACATACAAGGTAAGACTAGGACCTTAATTAGTTATGGCTTATACTATAATAATATCTTAGTGTTTGTAGGCAGCTTAGGTCAAGATGGTGAAAGGGTTGTATTGAAAAGACTTTGTGCACTACCTAATATATCAATTATAGGTGGAGCTACTAGAGTATTCAAATTGATGTTAGAATATGCTTCAGAAAATAATATTAAAAAGATTATATCCTACTGTGACATGCGCTATACTAATATATTTAAACCAGTTTATGAAGAATTAGGTTTTGTTTTATTAAATAAAACTAAGTATATACCCCACTACTTTAAAAAACAAAAAAGATATAGGAATACTGATTTGGATAAATTACAAGAAAAGCATTTTAAAAGTACAGATTCCCAAGATTACGATAGGGTTTGGGATTGTGGTTATAGGACGTACATTTATGTTATAGATTAAACTAACCAAGGTTATAATAGACAATCAATATAAACTAGGTGTGTATAAACATGGATACTTTTTTTACAATTGTAGTGGCCATTTTAGTTACGGAAGCTATTACTGAAATTGTTTCAAAATCTAAAATATTTGAGCCACTTCATGAGTGGTTTTTTACTAGAAGAGAATATAGAGTATTTAAATTTATACATTTACTTTTAGACTGTCCTTATTGTTTGTCTGTTTGGGTCGGTACTTTAGTTGGTTTTAGTATTGTTGATATTGATATTGTTTCACCTTATTTGGATTGGTTTATAGTTGGTATACTTATTCATAGATCTTCTAATATAATACACAACATTATCGATAGGACAAGGAAAAATGATTTTTAATTTAATTTTGGAAAAGGAGACTAAAAATGGAAGGATACATTAAAAGTAAGAAAACATCTTGGGTACATATTTTTAAAATGAGTATTCGTCCTGGAGGAGAAGTGCCTCTTCAAGAACTTTATGATATGTATGGGAAGAAACACAACATCGAAGAGAAAGATTTTGTTACTTGGTTAAAAAATGTAAAACTAAAAGGCAAATTAGACCAGTGGCAGATTGTAGAACAAGATTCAGATTACGTGTCAGAAGTTGTATCACCTAAGAGTGAAGATGTTAAGTATGAAACAAACACTAAAGGTGATGTTGTTGCTCGTAAAATGACTATTGAAGATGTTATAGCTCTTCCTGTAAGAAAGGCTAGAGATATTATACCTACAATCATGGATGAGAAACTATTGAAATATTCATTACAGGCGGCCAAACCAAAACCTGGAAAAGAATCTTTATGTAGAATTTTGGAAAAAAGAATAGGCGAACTAAGACTTACCATGTAATTAAAAATTACAAATAAGGTGACATAAAGGAATTATTTTATGATAAATATTACAATAACTATAGAGAACATATCAAACATACTAACAATTTATGATAAAATACAATTGTTAAGGTATACAGGTGATGGAGTACCTTCTACGCCGTTAAATTTGTCTGAGTTTGATACTATATTAGAGGGTGTAGATCAGATAAGTAATCGTACAAATGTCAGCGATATTTTTCTTACGTCTTCTTATTCTCAGTATTATTTTATTGATCTTACTGGTAGTAAGACTGATTGGTATATTAGTAGATATATTAACGACGCCCTAAATACTTTTAGTAGTTGGTCCTCTCCTATACAGGGAGAGGTTGGTAATTTTTATTATAATCCTTTATACCCTTATGAAGTTTCTTATTCTAATAGTGATAGACTTATAATCAATAGAATTCGCTTACTTATAGGAGATCCTGTAGGCCTTTCTAGATTACATGGTCAAGAAGCTTTAGCTCACTTACATCCAGATAAACAGGTGTTCGAGTTAGAGGAAAGGGGTTGGCCTTATAGTGTTAATATGTTTAATACTCAGTATACTTCTACTTCTAATCCAACAGTGAATGGTTATAAGTATTTAAGATTTAATACTCCTTTGGACATTTCTATAACTACAACATCTGGTATAGATACATCTGTTGATATTTGGTACCATACTTTTAGGAATAGTGACAAGCAGATCATGAACTTCTACGATAATTGTTACCCACCTACACCATTAACTACAAGTAATTGTACACCAGATATTTATATGATGCAAACAGCTTATGACATATTAAATAGTGAGACTTGGGAAGCAGTGTCAGAGGATGGGGTACTAATTACTGATAACAGAGATACTTATGACCCCACCCCTGGGCTACAGTTAAGAGAAAAATTACTAGCCAGACTTAGGACTTCTTTAGAAGCGGCTATCAAAGCTTTACGACTTTCTGGTATTGGCGGAGTTAGGATAGATTAATATATAAGATTATAAATGTTACTATGAAAACAAGAGTAAATAAAAACATAAAACAACGGTATAAGAAAATTTTAAATAGTTTTATTAGCGATTTGAGTCGTCCAGTAGCAGTTTTTAAAAAGCCTATACGACATGAATGTCCTAATTGTTTTTATGATAAATTAACAAATACTAGTACTAATATGTGTAGATGGACTTTACCTGAAGCTATACAAAAACAACATG